AGTAGTCGGTAGGGCTCCGCGATGCGCGCACTTAGATTTTTTGGTCCGAAGCTATTCATACTAAGTCAGGTAAGGTAATCGTTCGTTAGATGTTCTAAGGTTCACATTCTGACCACCTGTCATATTAGCGACAAAAGAGTAGCCGACAGGACTTCCGGACTTAAGGTAAATCTTTGATCCTTTAGCGCCTGTAGAGTCATACTTGATTTTCAAGTACCTGTTCCCACCATAGATTCCCCGTACAAACACATCGGCGGGTGCATTAGAGTTTCTGTGCCATAGGTTTTCACCGGGATCATCACTGTCATCAACATAAATAGCAGAAGATCCTTCAATCAACTTAGTGACATCACCTTCGACATTTGCGCCCCCGAAAGTGAACTCAAGGTCTGTACCAGTTCCTGTGTTATCACAAACAAACTTATTCTGATTAACACCGGAAGTTTCTACAAACAGGTCATACCTAGCACCACCATTATTATCTATCTCAAAGAACCCACCAACAGTAGACGGGATACGCACAGAGTTCTGCCCAAGCTCAGGGCTGATCAGTTCTCCGCTCGCAGTATTGGCTCCTACTGGGTAGTAATCAGCGGCATTTGGATCATCATCAACCATGATCGTTTGCTCACCAATATCCACGAAGATTGGGCCATTACCGCCATTATCACAGACAAGCATCCCCATTCTTGTTCGTTTTGGAAGCGATCCATAGTGGCCATAGATTGGCTTAATGTAAACCTGCTTAGCGCTGGCCGTAAGCGAACCGTCGTGGATGATGTCTACTTTAGTTTCGTACATCGGCTCAGTATGAAACAGAAGCGTATTAAAAGACGCATTGAATAACACCCCGATCTCGCTGTCGAGCGTGATCCCTAAGAGCATTTGTTCGCCACGATAGTAGTCTGTCTGCCACCTCAAATCCCCCAGCTCGCCTGAGTCGGCATTAGCATCGTGGACGATAGGAAACTCAAAGTCTGTCCACGGACGCACTCTTGAGGCTTGTGGTCCGAAGCTATTCATAGGCCTATCTAAATGTTGCAGTGAACTCCCCTGTGCCTGAAGGAGCTGAGACCTTTAATGTGTAAACACTAAGACCAGTGAAGTCAAAAGACCCACCAGCCTCAACTGTAGTATCGTCTCCAAACCCACCGCCATCAGATTCGGTTTCCATTGCGATAGTAAGGTTTACTGTTCCCGTATTAACAAGCGCGCCAGAAATCGAGGCGCGACCAAGGTCGACAGCTACGTCATATTCAGTAGGTGACGAGCTAATAGCTGCGCTCTCATAAGTCTTGTAAGAATCCGTAACAATATTTGAAACTTCACCCATGTCAAAGCTGAGGTCGGTTGGCGCGAACATTTCTGACTCGTATGGATCAGAGCTTCCTACAACGACATTACATATAACATTACTCGAACCTACGCGGATTAGGCGCAGATGCGCGACTGGACGATTTCTAAATTGATAAAATCCTGGCTTAAGCAGGAAGCCTTCTGTTGCTGTTGGAGCAACATTCGGATCCCAGCTGATCCGGATGTCTTCTGTAACATAAAGGTCCAGGGCATTTATCTTCCCGGGTACTTCTTGATCCGCTCCGCCTGCTGTATCTAGCAGGTCGAAGAGTTTTGTAGCAGTGTTTGTGACGCTGATCACGTGAGCTGCGGCGCTCTTGAGGTCTTTAATAATCATAAGACTTATTGAATTGTGAAAGAACGTTAATAATATAACGCGAGGCTTTGCTTATATTATACCAGAAACAAAAAAGAGGCGCGAACCTCTTTTTTGTTTTTTGACGATTCTAGGTGAGAGGCCGGTAGACCACGATAGCGTTTAGCTTCGCCCCGTTAAGGTCTGTTGGGTTTGGAGAACCGTCGTCAAGAATATCTACACGAATAGCAAGAGCCTCATTCGATTCAATGACCTGATTCTGATCAACAGTAATTGCGTAAGGCGAGTTAGCTGTGATCTCCGTATCAGCGGTATTGGTCGTAGCGCTTGAGAGAGACTCTCCAGCAACCACGTTGTAGATCTCGAACTGGTACTGGCTAGTTGCATCTGAACCAGATGTACCGGTATCAGACACAAAGTAGACAGCAAGAATTTCCATGCTCTGAAGTTCTGGCGGGCAGAAGAACATGTTTAGATCTTGGTTCAGCTGATTACTCCCTGTTGGAGCAGGTAGCGACTGACCTGTGATTGTGATTGGCTGGTAAGCCACAATCGAGTTCACAGCATCTAATAGCTTCGTAGCGTCAACAGCGTCGTCAGCAATCTTAGCAGTAGTCACAGCTTCATCAGCGAGCTCCGCTGTCCCGATTGAACCTGGGTCTGCCTGAATGTCGGCAACGATTACAACTTCGTTATTAACCTTGTCGTAATACGCTACCTTTACCCCTCCAATATAGAGGGCCGCGTCCTTCGTAAGAAGAAGGTTACGGTTTAATACTTTACCTGTTGCCATATAGTGTCGTTTTAATTGTGAATGAACAATTAAGCACGAGTAAGGGCGACAATTAAGCCGCCCCTCCCTTACCTAACTAGAACGAGGTAGCGTCGAGTTGAACGTCGACAAGTTGTTCTCCGCCTTCCTGGAAGGTCTTAAGACCGTAAAGGGTCCAAGGCATTACGTTACGTCCAAGTTTAGTTGGAACGTCCTTGAAGACAACAGTTGGCTGCTTCTGAACAACGAGGTCCACAGCACCCTTCTGTCCGAACATAAGGTGAACAGTCTGAGCTGACCATGGGTCATTCGCTTCAGACGCAGCAACATCGATCTCACCAGCTCCTTCGAACTGAATAGTCACGTTTGTTGCGTTGTCAGTGATCGCAAGACCTGCAAGCGCACGCTGACTAGCAGAAGTCACGGCTACACCTGTTGCAGTTGTAGTTGCAAGATCATCGATGAGTGTCTTGAGGTTATCAAGCGTTTCAGCAAGCGTACCACCAATAAGTACATTACCAGCAGTTGAGCCAATAGAACTCACGAATGTAAACGTCACACCATTAATAGTGATCGTGTCGTTATTCGTTGGGTTGTTAGCAGGTGTCCAAGTTGCAGAATAGTAAGTCTGGTTCGAAAGGTATAGTTCGAATCCTTGGAATCGACCCACGTACCCGTTCTCACCTACCTTGTCTGCCACATTTGTATCCTTACCGGCGAGGTATTCAACAAGAAGCTGATGAGTTGTTGGAGAGATCACAGCGAAACGATCCGCCATTGTGATGTTTCCACGGTTAAGCTTCTTAGCCGCAGCTGCGAAAACACGAAGAACGTTTGAAGTTGAAAGTGTAATCGGAGTTCCAGCTGTTCCGCCAACGTCACCATCATCGACAGTGTAGTCAGCGTTTACTACTTCACCGAGTACATCGGCATCAATAGTAAGTTCAAGTTCAGTACCAGCGTCATCTGCGAACCGATTCGCAGTGTCCCACTTGTTCTGAATCTGATCAAGATCATCCACGTAGAATGGAACGATCTTTGCAGTGTTTACAACGAGAGTCTCGTCGGTAGCACTTACGTCCTGAATCGATACATCAGTTCCACGAGAGTAGTTCTGAGTTACGAGACGAGAACGGTATGGTCGGTGTACGGTATCACCATCTTTTAGAAGAGAGCGCTCTTCCATGCTGGCGATCTTCATATACACTGGAATCTTGAAACGAATGACCTGCATTCGCTTCGACCAATATTCCGGGTTGAAGGCTGATAGATTGTTAGCCATATAAAGAACGAATTGTTAAAGAACAGTTTGTTAGAGAGTTTTACAGTTCTCCCTTTGCCATTTTGTTTGAGAATTCCTCAAACTCCTTTGGTGACATATCACCAATTTTTGATAGGTCTGGCTCACCTGATCCGAATCCACGGCCGCCTCTACGAGCTGCACCTTCGGCGCTATATCCCGTAGCAGGACGCTTGTCGAAGTTCATGATGCGATAGATGTTCGTAAGAGGGATCTTCGCATACTCTGGCTTTGAAGCCAGTTTTTGAAACTCCTCGCGTTCCTCCTGAGACATTTCACGTGCCTCTGGATGGTCTTCGTAGAGTTTCTCGAACTCTTGCTTAAGTGCCAGCTGAGCTTGTTGCTGCTGGTACGGCTTGAGTTGCTCCTTCGTTTTTTCTTCAAAGGTCTGGGAAACTGCGGACATGAGATCGCGCAAGAAGTCTTCTTGAACATTGTACTGCTTTGAAAGCTTTGCAATGCCATCTTCTTGAGCCGCGTCACTTCCTCCGGCTAATTGCATGAGTCCTTGCTTCATGCGATCTAATTCGCTTGAAGTATGGTTAGTAGAAGCCTCAAGTTCTTTGAGCTTGTTACTATCTGCAATTAACTTATTGAGTCGTTCTGCGTCAACGATCCTTTTGTCGTCGTCGCTCTTACCGGGAGACTTTACGGCGTCTCCTTCGCCCTGACGATTTCCATCACCCTCGGGAGCATCTGCTCCTTTAGCGTGACCGTCAACGTCCGGCAAGTTACGATCGGTTGGTTCTGGTGCTTGGCCTGCACCCGGAGTACCTTCTCCGTTGTTTACGCCATTTTTATTTTCTTCACTCATACTACACTTTAGTTACGCAGGTTGTCTCTGCCTGTATAAGCAGGGGGATAATCCCCCTCCAGGCCAGGCGCTATCGACCTCGCGACGACAGCGACCTGCATGGAAGGGTATTAATACCACCACTTAATTTAATTATATCACATTTGTTTTACGACACACCGGATTACTCTGGCACGTCTTCGATATGCTCCTCGATAATCTCTTCGACTATCTTCTCTGTACCCGTCCCTGCCATAGATCTCAGGACCTTATAGAGCGACTTGAGCTCTGGGTCGTCTTTAATAACCTCTGACATCCGAGTATGAAACGCTCCCTTCAGTCTATTAAGTAGGATTTGAAACCCTTCTTGATTTCTGATCGCGTCTACCTTGGCATCTTCCTCAATGTCCGCGATGTAGGAGTCGAGCATTTCTTGCGAGCCGTCATTATAAAACTGCTCCTTAATTGCTTTTATTTTATCTATAACACTACGCATAGGCATTAAATGATTGGTTGGTCAGCAAGTCCTGTTGGTGCTTGCCCCATCCCCATCACCGGGTTAGGTGGTGCGGGAGGCGAGCCTTGGCGAATTGCTTGGGGGTTAGGAACACCAGCTGCTTCTGCCGGGTTCATGTTGGCAGCAATCTTATTAGCGCCGCCTAGGAGGTCCTTAACCTGTCTTGCAGCGTTCTCTTGTGCGTACGGAATCTCGGCATCAACGTGTTTCATGATACGTGTACGCTGTTCATCCGTGAGCGCATCTGTTCGAGAGATGAAGTCCAAGTGTTTTTGGATGTGCGCTGTCGTTGCGGACTTGTTTGGATCAACATCCTTTTCAAGCATCTGTTCATTTTCACTTGCTGCTTCAGCAAGAGTTTCCCAATCGCCTTCAAGTTCTGGTGACAGCAACCGCTTAATCTCAGAGTCTTTGAAGCCTACAAGTTTAGCGATCTTCTCATCGAGGAACTTCTGGTTGACACGAGGGTTCTCAAGGTTCGCTGCACGGAAATCGATAAGTTGATCACGCATAACCTGCAACTCTTGCTCGTCGTCTACTCCAGCTTTCACAACAATGTCAAACTTACAGTCCTTGAGTTCAGCTCCTTTGAACTTCACAAGCTCGTAGCCTTCTGAGCCAAGGAGTTTCACCTGAGTGCTCTCTGTCATGAACTGTTCTACGTTTGAAATGAACATCTTCAAAATATCCTTCATCGCATATTTGTAACTCTTGTTTGTCGTAAGGAAACGATCGGTTACTTCATCAAGAAGTCCTACATACTCACGAGCACTCATACGCTTTGAGGTAGGGATACCTTTCGCGTTATCCGTCACACCTGTCTCACGAGCACAAATAGTATCAACGGTTTGGTAAACACCAAGGGCATTATCAAGACTTGGGAATTGAATATCCATGATTACTTCCCGAGGATTTCCATTAACAGGAACCTTCCCCATAGGCCGCGGTGTAAGGTCGGCTGGATTGATGACTAGGTTTTTATCATACGCCTTCATTCCATAGTTCCGGTAGGCGTTGTTGTCGAGCATCTGGGAAAGAATAATATTCTGTACCTTGTTAGGTTCAGCTAGGAGTTCTCCAAGACCAGGTGTCCAGAATTCGTGTGCTCGTGGGAACGGAGCCCATGAGCGGAACGGGAATTCATTATGATCGAATACATCTTTCAGTTTCTTCACACGGACCGCTTCCTTAAACTCGGGAGAGAAAAGCACCTGCCACTTCTCACCTTTGTAGTGCGTATACCATTCAACAAGTCGCACTGACTTCTGATCAATGTACACTGCGTCTGTAAGATTCAAGGCGCTTCGACGAAGAGCTTTCGACTCGTACCGATTATCAACATCTCTGTCAGAGTTCATCGTCTTCGCCATCCTCTTTACAGCAGCTTGGTCGTACTGGTCCTTATCCTTCAGCTCATAAATACTGCGAATAATATTATCTTGCCCGCAGTATCTTGCGTACTTAAACGGTCTTAGTCCACCAGCGAGTGGGTCAATAACAAAATCAAGTACGTCAACAAGCTCAAAGTAGTCGGTATATCCGCCTACGCTAGTTGCGTACTTTTTAAAGATAGCTCTTCCATAGAGCGCACCTTCTTTCTTCCCCATTAGGTCTACAAAGTTCCACTCCTCATTCTCCATCGTATTCATCAAAAAGACATTCAGCTTCTTCGCCTTCATGCTATCCGCTTCTGTCTGCGGCTTGAATTCCGCAAAGAAGTCATTGTCAATCTTCGACAGGAAAACATCTATCGTCCCTTGCATCTTCGGGACATGAATAACGCTCCTTGTAATGAGAGACTTTTTCTTTTTACCAAAATATAAATCCTCAACGGTATTCCACGCCGGCTCACGCTGCTCACGATACTTAAGACCGTGATTATATTCTTGGTAAGATTGCTCAACAATCTTAGCCGTTTCAGTTTTTGAAAGATCGATAGGGCTCATAGGCCAATTTCAGGGTAAAGGGCTTCGTAAGATTCGTCTCGCGCTAGACGTTCGTCTCGCGGTTTTAGACGAGGAGTCATGTGCATGTAACCATACGACAAGGCATCGATGAGGTCGTCATGCTGACCTCTTGGAAACATTATAAGCTGTTCTTGCAATTCTGTCATCCATTTGCGAATTTTGATACCTCCGAACTTGAACGGCGCCTCGAGTGCTGCGATCCTCATATACTTTCCATCGCTCATATTCCCACGCTTCTGACCACCGCTTCCTCTCGTCGGATTCACATAATCAATATTCAAATACATCCCTCGCTTCTTCATCTCAATCTTGAGCGCTGACTTGATCATGTTCGTGGCCATCGTGTTTTCAATCGTGATCTTCGAAGGCTGATGTTTCCTTGCTAAGTCGAACATCGTGTTAATCATCGCATTCGTGTCCGTCCCAAATCTTCGGTTCACATAGTCATGCACGTAAAACGTATTTTCATTATCGAGCCCAATAACAACCATGGCCGTAGGGTCGGCGTTCTCCTTGCTCGCGCCTCCTCCACCAAGGTCAACAAACATCTCAAGTGCAATCTCCTGTCTCGGTGGTAAGTCTTCGAAATACTGGAAATACTCCTGCCTGAACTTCGCCGCCTCGTCTGGAGCTGGATCGTTCTGATACTCCATGAAGAACTTCGACAGCTTCCCCTTAGTCATGTAGTTCTGCTTTTCCTTCTCAAGCTTCTCAGGTGGGTAGCGTTCCGGCCAAAGGGTACTCCCATCCTTCTGAATCGCTTGGTACTTCCGTGTCGTAAAGTCTGGATAGAGCTCAGGGTTCAGTAACCTATTAAGTAACGAGTCCATGTGAAGCACAGTCCCTACCAGAACAACTTTACCAACAATAGGGTCCACTGCTGGCAAGAGCGCTGAGACGAACCAGTTCTCGAGATCCATCCTTCGAAGCTCACTTAGGACCAGCTCATCGTCTTCAAGGTCATCACAGATAACCAAATCAGGACGCTTACCATGTTGCTGTAATCCACGGAGCTGCGCGCCTCGTCCCTTCGCAATCAGTGTCGCTTTATTCGTAATCGTAAACTCTGTCTCGCTCCACTTATCCGTCTTCAAGTCCCCAAACAACCATTTAATATCCTCATTGTATTCGAACTCGTCTCTCACGGTTCGTACGAATCTTTTCGCAATATCTTCACTTGCCGAAATAATCACAATAAACTTGGCCTTCTCAAAAAGCATTGCATGCATCGTATAGATAAACGTCAAAAGCGTAGACTTCGCGTGGCCACGAGGCGCTGCGAGAGCAAATCTTTTCTCCTCCACTTCCTCATCATCAATAATATCCAGCATCTCCTGATGGAAGGCTGGCGATTCAAATAGCTCGCCGGTGCGTGGGTCCTTAAATCTCTCAGGGCAATACTGCTTCGCGAAGCCAATTGGATCATTCTCATACCTCAGCTTAATTAAATCCTTCACCTCATCCGAATTCATATCAATCTCGCCGGATTGAAGCTTTTCCTTCAATCTCTTCTTTTGCTTTGGTGTGAGGAATGCGAACTGGTCTTCGTATTTTGACATAGAGCGAGGTACGCTTTGCGTTTAAAGGAACAAGGTGGCGCGTGGCCAATGGATTAAGTATAACAGACTTTGAGCATTTTTTCGTGGGTTGGTGAAAGGGTTGTACATGTTGTACAAGAGTCTACCTTTGAAAATTGGCTAGTTGTTTATGGGGTAGGTCGAAGGGGTACACGCCGCCGTCGGGGGGTGGGCATCCCCCCTACCCCCTCCCCCTGTGGTCATGGCTATTCGCGTCCAGCTTTTCGCACGCCATAGCCCGCAGATTTCGCTAACCTTAGCCTTTTGGTGGGGTGGCTTTCGCTTTACGGTGGGGGGTTAGGCGTCGTACAATATATGTTGTGCGACGCACCCACTCCGCTAACCTTAGCCAAGTTTTGCTATTCGTCATCAAGCCCGAGGGCATCAATGATTTTTGCAGGGTCTCTTTCGCGTTCGTGTTGGTGTTTAACTGTTAGCTTCTTATCTCCGCGAATATCAGCCAATAAATTCAGGCCTTTCATCTGAATATCATAGTCAGGTGCGTCTGTAAGTTTGGCCTCACCTTTAAAGCTAACTACTTTCCGTGCCTCGAGTACCTCGTCTAACTTCTCTGCAATCCGCCGACTACCTAAATTTCTGCCATTCAAGGCAAGCTCAAGATAGGGGTCATCAGCGTCAATCTTGCCGGCTACCGCCTGAAGAGTGCGCGCCTCAAGTGGCTCACCCTCCGC